TTATCTGATGCTCAGTAACCTCGCCTGTTGCCCTTGTTATTTTGAGTTTAGCCATTTTTTTGCCCTTTCGTAGTTAGTTAGAACGCAACTGTAGGAGATACAGTTACAACTGAATTGACTGTAAAGGAAAGGCTAGACATAGCTTCATCGGCTACGCCACCGCTTCCAACAGGTGTTAAGTTATTTACCAAAATGTTAAATTGGTATGAAGGGTTAGCAGCTGATACAACTGTACCTTTTACTGTAATCATTGATACAGCTAATGTTGTACCTACTGCTGCATTTAGTGTCTGCATAACTTGAGATGATGCCCAGTCATTTAAAAAATCAATAGATAACGTTGCAGCTTGCAATCCAGCAACAAAACGATGAGAAAGATCGCCCATCGCTGTGACCTCAAGCTCATCAAAAGTTTGAGTAAGTGTTACCGCTGTTACATAACTTGATATATCAATGCTAGGTACTGTTGGCGCGGCCGCTGTGGCAAGTTTAACGCCAACATTATTATTTAAATAAATTGCCATTTTGTTTATTCCTCGTCTGTTTTAGTAGTGGCTTTAGATGGTGCTGCGTTTTCTTTCACTTGGCCAATTTTAATAAGCCAAGCTAGATCGGATTCGTTACTCATGGTTTAACTCCAGCTCGTTAGTATGGTTATATTAAATTCGGCTGTTAATAGATCGCCGCTATCTGCATTTAATACGCCGGGCGCGCTAACGCTAGTTATATTAAATACAAGATTAGATGCAGCTAGTTTTGTATAAGCCGCAACGATAAAATCCTCAATGCCCTGCAGGTTGCCCTGGTTGTCAAACATTGGCACGGTTAGCAAAATCTTAAAATTAGCCAGCGGTGAAATAGTTATCTGGCTGTTATTGCTGGGTGTGAGATATGGGTCTGCCGGAATTACCACGCAGCTGTTTGCGAGTATTGTCGCTGGTGGGTAGGCAAACACAGACCATACGCCGTTATTGGTTAAAGCCGTTGCGATGGTGCTACGCAGCGTGGTAATTGCAGCGGTAGGCATTTACCCCACCATGCTATTCGGAGTCTGGTACGGGGCTAGTAGGCCGCGTATCTTGCCTATCATGCTGTTACCCATGCGGTAAGGCGATGGGCTAAAGCCATCAAGTCCTACGCCGCCTGTCTGAGATACCTGACGTGCTTGCCATATATCTACGGCCAAGATCATCGCCGCTTGTCTAACGCTTGCTGTATTAACGTATGTAGCTGTCTTTGTATCCTCGCCAGTTGCAGTGCCATAAGGCAGTACACGGCGGAAATTTTGATTAGCTGCAGTCTTAGCGTATTGAATATAACTAAAACCTTGCGAAAACGAATAATAATTTAGTTGTAAATTAAAAGCAGGCACGGTGTTTGTAGTGCTAGTTCCGTAAGGGAAAGTGCCTGTAATTGTATAAGTGCCGTTAAATGTTGAACCAGCCCCAGCAATAGTTACGGATTCTCCAACAGTAAATATGCCGGGGTTGGCCAACATTACAGTCGCAACGTTACTTGCCAATGCAGTCCCCACGACTGGCGCAGAATCAAACCAAAGGAAACTGTTAATTTGATCTTGCGCAGCTTGGCAGCACTCTTCGACCGTACTATCTGAGTAAAGAGTACCGATACCTAAATTGGCACGTAGCTCGGCTACGGTAACGTAACTAGCTGGCATCGGTACTCCTTACTTAGTAGGGGTCGGTAGGGCAAAGGGCTAATGCCCTACCGACTATTAGGGTTATGAATTAGGTCAAATTAAAGCGACGTAGGCCACCTGCAAATACGGCCTGCGCTGCAATATAACCATAAAGTGAAATTTCAATTTCTCCAGTAGTTGGAACATTTGTTCCCAATGTAAGTACAGGAGATTCAAAAATTTCAATTGAACGTGGCTCGATAATAAATGCGGATTCATCGATTGAAGTTGCAACCATATTTGCATCTGTGTAGTAATCAAGACCAAGCACGTTACCGCGAATCGAAGTTGGATTTACAGTACCGCCTGGGTTCATCTGCATTGGCTGAGCATTGTAAATTGGTCGGCCAGTTGTATCTGTTGCAGAAAGTAATGTGCTCCAGATGGATGTACCTGATACAAACGCTGTTGCTGTTCGCTTAGTTGCGTTGTAAACGGCAGGTGATTCTGTAGATACGAAGGAAATAATTCCTGCTGAATCTGCAGCTGTTGCTGTTGCCTGTGTACCGCCAGCAGTAATTTGTGCAATTACATACTGATCAGTTGCTTGAGCATACGCATCCCGTAAATTTGCGAGCATAATTTCATAAAAGCTCGGATCTGACCGGTCGAGGAGCTCAACGCTGTATCGTTGGAAGCCCATTTTTTTAATTACAGTTGCATTTACATAAGCTGAAGTAATTGCTGTAGTTCCTGTTGGATCGCCACCTTCTGCAACAGTTGCCGCAGTTGAGTTAGCAGTGATTTTAGGGATTGACACTGTCATGCCGTAGCTAGAAAGCGCACGTGTACCACCGCAAGCATCAATAACTGGGCGCATCGCATTTGTATTAGTTGCTACGTCGCGTACATAAGATACTGGTGAAAATGCTGGGTTTGTTGTAAAGCTGTCATCGGCTGCTTTGACGTAAAGGCGTGAGTCATCGTTACCTAATGATGCCTTGATTGTGTGCTCTAGGTATGCGCCACCTGTTGTAATTGGTGAACGGACACTTTGACTATTTAATGCAGAAGGTCGGATGATTGGGCGAGCTGCTTCTACTGTCGGTGCAGCTGCTTCCTCAGTCTTATCCTCATTAGGAGTTTCGGGGGCTGTGGTCACAGTCGCCTCGCTTTCTGTTTCGATTGGTTGGTTTGGTTGTTCTACTGTGTCGCTTTCGCTAGCAGCAATTTTTTGCACTCCAGCTCCTACAAATGCCGGGGTCTCGACTAAACTGACCTCGCGCAAAGAAGCTGAAGTGACCAGGAGATAATCTTTTTCAGGCTTAGATGCGATTACTTCAACACCAACGGATAAGCCATCCATTAATTGTTCCTGGGCGAGCAAAATTGCATCGTTACCCTTTGTGCTTGCACTAATTTTAAAACTTGCGTAAAGACCTGATTCGTCTGATGTCATGGATTGCATGCGGCCAATAACTTGCGAATTATCGTGAGACATAAGCAATTTAACTTTAGATATTTCAGCTGCGGTAATGCTGCCGGGCGCAAACATTACTTTGCCTGCACTTGTATTTCCGATTTCGCCGTATGGCGCAATCTTGCCGGCAATAATTCGGCGATCACCATTATCTATTGCTTCAATAGATCCACTAAAGGTTAATTGCATCTTCATCTCCTAATCCGTATGGGCTCATCTGTTCCATCTCGCGTGCTTGCTCAACATCAATTAAGCCAAGTGAAAGCATTTTTTCTATAGCATCTAAACGAGCCATAGTGTCTGCACGTAAGAAAGTTTCATCAACGGCAAATTTAACTATGTTGCCGCGCCGAGTAATGTCATCCATGCTAAGTCTTTCCTCTATTGCACAAATGTAAGGCTGCAGTGTGTACGCGACATACTCTTTACGAGAATCTAAGACGTTTTGATAAGTCATGCTGTTGTTCATATCGCTACTTACCATAAATGCTGGCACGTTCATTAAGCGAGCAATTTCAGTGCTTAAATATTGTGATGCTTCGTTATACATCATGTCTTTAGGACTAAAGCCAATATTTTGCACTTCTAATTGGCTGGTCAAATAAGCTGTTGATCTGTTAGCTCGAGCTGATTTCCAACTTGCTAAAATTCCTTGAATTTGTGCTTCAGGTAAATCAGCACCGTTATTTCGAATCACAGAAGTTGCCATCGGCGTGGCTGCGCTTACTGCACTTGCTTTTTGTATATCGATAGCCGCTTGAATTGTGCGGCCACCAGTTTCTAATACACCTGGTAACAATGATTGAAAAGTAACAAGTGAACCAATACCGGACATTGGTACTCGGTTGCCATCAACTAAATAATAAGAAACTTCATAACCATTTGAATCGGTTGAAACTGTAATGCGAGTATTTGCAACCCACTCAAAACCTGATGGGCGGCCGTCGTCTGCGTATAAAGATGTAACGCGCCAATATGCAACGCCGTAAAAAATTAAACTATCAACCGTATAAGCAAGAGTAACTGCTCGAGGCTGTCGTATGTCGGGCTGCTCAAGCCATATTGGGCTTTCTAATTCTTCGCCAGTAGATTTTTTATAAAGTTCTAAAGGCAAATAACTAATTACGCCGCAAATTAAATTTCTGCATCTACTAACTGTGGCTACCTGAAGTGCAGTTCCGCGATCAATAATGCCTGCGCCGTAACCATTGTTAAACAAGCCGCCGTAGCTATTGACGCCGCTACCGAAACGATCGGACATAATCGCAGGGGCTAGCTGTGCATCTACTTGCACTTTATCCTTGCTACGTAGGCCGATAGTTTGCAGTAATCCCATAAGGGCGATTTTCTCAAATTGTCAAGCATATTACCGATTGTGTTCGGCGTGTCGCTAGGCGTATATCTTGGCTTCCTGCATTGGCTTAGATAGATGCATTACAAGCATGGCTGCGCTGATCGGCGCGGCTACGCTGCCGCTGGATCGTTTGCGGATAATGCGCCAGGCTTGATCGTTACTTTTCGCAGCTACGTTATCCATGGACTCGTTTAGAAATTCTTGATTACCGTGAACTACGCGCTTATTGTCTATGTAATCTTTGAAAGTCGAACAAGCTGTATAGAACTGCGATCCTGAGCAATCCTCTACCTTTATGCCTGATACCTGTAAACGGTCGGCAATAGCCTGCCCGGTGTATTTATCAAATAGAACTTGCTTAGGCATCCACTCATCGCAATAGCCTTTAATATCTACGGCAATCTTTAGCTCATCAATTGCACGATCCGATTCCCATGTCTTAACCAGGCTGATACCTATGCGGCCATCGGGCAAGATAGCCCCTGCCATTAAAGCTGCATGGCGTTTTGCGTGTGGCTCAAGATCAAAGGCAAACATCGAATACATGCCAGGGCTGATAATTAGATCAGGATCGGCACACTCCTCCCAGCTGCCAGGTGTCCATGGTGATAAGTCTGTGCCTACCCACTTGCATAAGTTTTCAGTCATTACCGCGCTGTAATCGGATGTAGCGACTATCTCCTCCATGGCGGCTTCGGTTATCAATAAGCCTAATGACGGGTTAGCCATCGCCCAGGCAGATCGATCCCAAATATCACAGCCATCGTGCGCGCTGTACTCGTAATAGCCCACAGACTTAGGCGGCTTGTTTAGCGATCTTTCGCGCATGTCATTTAGGACGTGGCTATCTTTAAAGCCAGCATTTGACGTATAGAACCGCTGCGAATTAGGTCGAGTTAAAGTCGTACTCTTGACAGCATCTAACGCCTCTGTACCGACATGGCGCAGCTCATCGATCCAGACTACATCGGCAGTTAAACCACGGCTAGAGTCTGCAGTCGCAGCTACTACGCGAACTTCCGCGCCCGATTCTAGGATGATTCGGTTATTGCCGTTAGTGCGCTTGTAAGCCTTCTCAATATTGCCGCCCTTTACCTGGCTGCGTAGGAACTCGTTGCGATCAATAATGCCTGCCATGATCTCTAGCGACTTAGATGCCATAAGCATCTGCGAACTCATAATGAGTATATTCATCTCGCCAAAATAGAA